TCCACCGAAAGTTCTAACTCTCTTGGAGTAGAAAGTGGTTTACCATAATTGTTAGATGAAATGTTCCAATCTTTATTATCAACAAAATACTGAGCACCTTCAATCAGTTTTTCTCTGATTTGATTTATGAATAAATCCCAACTTTGAATTTTAAATTCTGCTTGAATTAGCTTTACGTAATTTTCACCCGAAACTACACTACCATTTAGTGTTAAAAATGTTTTCAATACATCATCAACCTTAATAGATTCGGCCATAAATTTTACAAAATAAATAGTATCATCTCTAAAATTTCTACCATTTAATAAAATATTTAATCTTTTTTGTAAATCATCATATACCAATTCATTTTCATCTTCCATAGGAAGAACACGAATTTCAGTACGAGATGGTGATATTTCATGAATCCATAATTTATCTTTATCAACTGTTTCCGAACCAACCCTTCTGTTTAATAAAGAAACTTGACTTTTAAAAATACCATTAGAATATCCTGCTTCAGTAATAAGTTTCTCTATATCAATAATATACTCATCCGCCCCATTCATTTTCATGTTTGAGGGATTTTTAGTAAGTAAAAAATATTTTCTAATATTTTCTAAATCCAAAGGAATGTATCTTACTAATTGACCCGAATCTCCTTGTGGTAATTGATTATCATTTGAATCATAAACAATAAACTCAATCATATCAGATATACCAAGACCAAAGTATGATTTACCAATTTCTCTTTCAAAAATGGCTCTATCTTTAGCGTTTACTCTAAACCCCTTTTTATCGATTATCTCCTTAAATCCTCTTATTGCCATGATACTTGCTTATTCTTATTTGCAAACACTTTATATACTAAAATTGAAAACTTCTCGCCAAATTTATGTAAGAATTTTCCTTTATAATTTTGTTTTGGCAAAACACCCATTTCGTATGCCATATATTCAGACCAATCTTTAACAAAATAGTTATAAACGAATTTAGAAAAAGATTTAGATGTTTTAAGTTTATCAACAATTGGTTGAGCCCATATCCAGTACCCATACATGATCTCTGGATTTTTTTGAAGTACGAGGTCACCGAATTTCGAATCCATATCATAAATGAATTGTGGCATGAATCCTTGATTATACATTTCGGTACATATAATCGTACCTCTTCCTTCACTACTTCGTTCATTGAGTGCATTAGCAGCATCAGCAAAATTATTTTGTGCAGCAACTAAATTATCTTGGATTGTTGCAATAGTATTATTTGCTCTATCAATTGTACTTTTTGATTCTTCTTGTAATGCTATAAACGCCTCTTTTTCTGCAAGTAAACCTTGTAAAGATGCTTCTCGTGAAACTCTTTCTATAGCTTCTTTAACACCTTTAGAAAGTGCAGATTGTAAATCTAATGTTACTGATTGCAATACTTGATTTGTTGCATCTCTTTCATTATCTGCAGATGCTCTTAATAATTTTTCTAAATCTATTTGAATTTGTAATTGTTCTATATCACTTCTAAGACCTTCATTTTCTACAAGTAATTGGTCTACTTGTTCTTGTAAATCTTGTATATCATTTAAGGCCTGATTATACAATCTTCGTAAATCATCATAGATTGTTTTTAATACAACAGCTGGTGCTTCTATTTGAGGAGGACCTATTAATTCATCAACAACTGTATCAACTGCTTTTACAAGTTGCTCGTTATTGTAAACGGGTCTTTCAACATAACCAAATGTAGAACCATCAGTATCTACTGCAGTATCTGATAAGATAATACCTTCAGGAGTTACCTCTTGTTTTAATGCTGCTGAACCACTTTTTATAAGTTCTGATAATATGAATTCGTTACTTAATGCCATTATTTTTCTACTAAGAATGTTAAGTCTTTATCAGAGAAGTATTCTATTACACCGTCTCTATCGATTTTTACTTCGATATAATATTCTCTATTAGTTTCCCAATTTTGTAAATTTAACACAAAAAAGTTACCATTAGGATCACAACTAACTTTTGAATAATCACCAAATGGTATAATTATATCATCAGTAACAATATCTCTAATTTGGTAATATGTTGTTGATGGTAAATATTTTAAATCATTATATGTGTAATAATCGGTATACGTTCTTAATGGATATTTTTCTCTACCAAAAACTCTAATTTGAGGCTTACTACCTTGTTTGTATTTACTTTTTAATCGTTTGAATGTTACATGAATATCATCAGATGTTAGTTCGGTAAGTGAACCAGTTGTAAAACTAGAATCATCCCAACCAATTCTTATTTTTGGTTGATATATTGTATTTGTTTCTTTCGAGAAGAATTTTAATTGACCGTAATCATTTTGGTCATTTTCAAACTCAGAATCGTATTTAATAATAAATCCATTATTTGGAAGTGAACCACTTAACCATAATTGAATTGTATTTTTTACATCAATTGATAAATCGGCGGTTTGGTATTCAAATGATTGTGTGGATTGAGAACCTGTATACCAAGTACCACCCCTACCATTATAAGAACCAGTAGAATCTAATGAAAGCAAATCTGCTAACAACCAATTAGTATTGGTTGATTTATGATTCCAAGTTATACCATCTCCTGAAATTTCGTCAAAACGAGTACCGATTCCCATTTCCCACGATTGAGAAACTGGATGTACATATATTGTATATGATAATGGGATTTCAGATGCCTCAGCTTCATGTAAGATAAGGTCAGCAGAATCCATGATGATGTCACCCCTAACAAGAGAAGATGAGAGTGAATTCAAATCAAACTGAATAAAGGAACGGGCAACATCTTTCAAAGTTCCATAATAAGTTTTAGAAACTTCTAATATTTCATCTAATCCAGTATTCTGGGTTGGTTGTTGTAAATATATTGATGCATCTTTTGATGCTGTTAAAAAATAATACATTAAATAGCCCTCCCCTTAATATCTTTATTTGGAAACTTAACTTCAAATACTGATGGATCTAATGATGGATATACCATTTTACCCTTTGTTGCTGCTCGAATGTTATATGAATTTTTAGAATAACTACCTAAACATTTATTTACGATTTCACATTTTGGAACGGATTGAACTCCCTCTACTCCTGCAATTAATAATTCAACCTCGGAAATATTAATTGGCATATTAAATGTCCAATTGTCTATATTAAAGTATTGTTGGAGTTCGGTAATACAACGAGTTAAAACTTCTCTTTTGTTATAACCACCATAAACTCTAATTTCAAAATCAACACCAATATTAATCACAAATCCATCTAATAGATTTACACCATCGGTTAGTAATCTATATTCATTCATATATGTTTTAAGATTTTCTTTAACCGCTCTATTAAGAGGTGATAAATTTTTATTTAAGTTATATCCTAACACATATAAATTAATTGCAAATGGATTATTTTTTTCTTGTATATTATTTTTCTTACCAATTAAAAATCTTTGAACTTCTTCTTTGATTTGGTCTTCAGTTAATTCTCTATTTTTTAAATCAGTAATTAAACCAGTAAATTCACTCAACACATCAGGATTCGCCAATATAGAAGATGGTGAATTATTATCCAACTCCCCATCTGGTGCACAATATGCTTTTGCAATACCACCATACTTTGCAGGTAATGATAATGCTCTTACTTGATAATCTTTACGAGTTACTGCACGATTTTGAGAACCAAAATTTGCAAGTGAATTTTCTCTAATTTCTTCAATAGTTTCAGCACCTCTACCTCCTGTTGCAGGAATTTCATTATCAACAGCAACTGATGCCTTCATTGAATTATATAATCTTAATTCATCAGGTGTAAAAGTTGTTGTATCGTCATCAAATTCAATTCTATCAATTTTGGTTAAATCTCCTTTGGGTACATTCGAACTAATACCACCACCAATTAAATATGAAACGGTAAGTGTTGTATTAGAAGGTGCTTGTCCATAAGTGCTTGTTTTTAAAAAATTTGCTGGATCAAATGATGAACCTAATTTACTAATTGACGAATTTAATCCTAGTCCTACATTTTTAAAATTTGGTATAAGGGTTTCATCACTTGTACTCATACCTCCACCAAATACAAGTGAAGTTGTATTATTTTCGTTTATTTGTTTTACAAATCTACGAGAAGTTTTGATTAATTTTAATATGTTTGGAACCGAATCTTTAAATTGAACTAAATCTTTATCGGTTTGTTCGGAGTTTGGATAATCTATATACACCATCTCTTGTGCAAGATATGGAACCTCATACCATTTATTTCCATTCGAATCACGAACATCGTAAATATCAATAACATTTGTATCTGCTATTTCTATTTTAGAAAATTGTTGAGCAGAACCAAAACTTACACTTTGAGACTTTAAAGTTGCCGAAATTGCATTTACATATTTTTTAACAAGATATAAATTAGGTTCTCCCGTTAAAGAATCGTTTCTATATACACTTATTTCTCGTTCATCCTCTACACTAAAATCCAACAATTCAGTTGTTCTAAATATAACATTACTTGGACCAGATACCAACATACCCTCTTTAATTCTTAAAAAATAAGTTTCATCTGGTTTAACATCACTCCCACTTCGTGTTGCCGGTACTAATTGGTATACTGATAATTTTGTAATTGCAGGAGATGTTACTTTAGGTTTATATCCTAAATAATTTGCAAGAGCTATAACATTATTTTTATCCTCCGCATACAGCATCATTGATTCTTTTAATGAATCATCAACATAGTATGATAGAACATCACCTATATATGATGCCATTTCAATGAATAACATACCAGGTGATGCTTCATTAAAATCGGAATAAGTTTTTGGGAAATATGTTTTTGCATATTCAATTAAATTACGTCTAAATGATGCAAAATCTTTATTAAGATATTTTATATCTCTACCTTGATTACTTCTTCTTGTTGTACTATTTAGTGCCATTTAATTAACCCCGTATCGTAAATGTTATCTCTTCTGTATTTATTTGATTACCAACTGTAAATTGAATATTCATATTTGCTATATTTCTATCTTTCATTTCATCAGTCATTTCGATATCGATTTGTTTGATAGTAATATAAGGTAACCAATAATTTACATTAGTTGTTATTGTTTCTTCTAATCTAGTTTCAAAATCATCTGTCATTTGTTCAAAAAGTAAAGATTGTAATCCAGTACCAAAGTTGGGTTGCATAACTCGCTCACCTTTTTTGGTAAGTAAAAGATTTTTTAAATTGGCCTTTGCCTGCTCGAATACAGAAAATGCCTGATTAAAATAACCAGTATTACCTCGTTGAACAGGTAAAGTAATACCATAAGCAAAATCATTAAATGCTTCGGTATCTTTTACAATCTTTTTATTTAAAACATACGCCATTGTTACTTCTTAAACCTCTTAACTAATTGAGAGTAATCTCTATTCAATGCCTTATCTAAATGAGAAACTCCAGTTTGAACTCCTAATCCACCACCTGTAACCATATCACCATAACCCATCTTTGATGCCATTTGAGTTCTCATAGCTCCTAATCCTAATTGTGCATTAGCAGATGAAAAATTCATAGTCTCATCGATATCAGATTCAGCATCCATATAACTTGGTACATACGATGCAGCTTCTTGAATTGGTTGTTGATATGTATCTAAAATTGAAGTCCCACCACCAAGACCACTTCTTTGAGCAGAATTAAATGGCTGAGTTTGATTTAGAATTTCGTTTAATACTGGATTTTTTGTAAACTCCTTTGTTTGTTTATTTTGAACTTGCTGTCTTTCCTTTTTCAATACAGATTCTGCAAGAGCAAAAGGGTCAACTTCTTTTACTTGAGTTGGAGTTTTAGTTTTGGTTTCTTTTAAAAGTTTTGCAAATTTATTATTAACTTCTTCTTCTAAAATCTTTGGAAAAATTTTAGTAAGAAAATGTTCTTGTTTCTTTGCTACCTC